AGTAGTCGGTCTCGCCGTTTGGCTGCTCCACCGGTGCGGCAAGCCATACCTCGGCGCGGTCGCGCAGATCACACACTCGTGTTGCCATCGCCCGCACCTCCAAATGCACAGACCAACTTGAGCTGTGTCAGCATGTGACGCACAAGCGGCGCTGTTGCAGCGTGCTCGGTATCGCTGTCGCGGCCATCGTACTGCCGCAGCGTCATGTCCTGTGCAATCAGATCGTAGAGGTTCTCGTGATTTTCGCGGGTGCAGCCTGCATTTTGCAAATACGCATCCACTGTGCCCAGGATAGCCTCAAGCAGACTGTCGTCCTCGTCGTAGTCGATGCGGCAATACGCCTTGAGCGCTGCCAGCCGTCCTGCGTCGATCATACGACCACCGCCCGGAGTTCTGCCTCAGCAATGGCGATGGCACGCTTGCGGGCGGTGTTCAAATTGGACACCGGCGGCTGCGGCTCTGGCTCTTGGCTCTGGCTCTGTGCAGCGATATACGCCGCACGCAGCTTGTCCATATCGGGGACAGCTCCGCAAGCGTTGTAAATGTTGTTGAGGTTAATCGGCTCGCCCGGCTGCTCCTCGCCGATGATCTCGTCGATCAGACCGGCGTCAAGCGCCGCTCGGGCGCTGAGAAAGGTCTCGCGGTCCATCATGCGGCGCAGTGCGTCATGACTGGTCTTGCCACCGACCTTGCTTTCGTACGCCGCGATAATGCTCTCGGTGATGCTCTCGAGCATCTGCACGCTCTCGCGGTGCACGCCCTGATTGCCCTCAGTGACCGTGCTCGGCAGGTGGATCATCACCTGACCGACCGGCGAGCAGGCCGCCGTGTCCGCACCTGCCATCACGACAGACGCGGCAGAACCGGCAAGGCTCTGCACCTCGGCGCGGGTATGTACACCCTGACGGGATGCATTGCGCAGCAGGCTGTACATCTCAAAACCCGCAAAGACCGAGCCGCCGCCGGAGTTAATCTCCAGCACAAATTCCTCGTCTGCGGGATTTTCAGCAAGCGCCGACCGGATATCCGCCGGACAGGCCGCCGGGATACCCCACCAGCGCAGGATAGGCGCGTCACTGTCGGCCACAATGTGACCGTTTAAGCTGTATCTCATGCCGTGCCTCCTTACAGGGTCTCCAAAACCTCAAAGTTGCCGAACTTGAACGGGATTTCCTCCTCGGTCTTGGACTTCTTCTCGAACTTTGCAAGCGTGAACTCGTCAATCGTGATGTCGCTGTACGCAACACGCTCGGCCTTGCTCGTGCCCGGCATGGTCTGGCTGGTGATGATGGTGATGGTCGGCATCTCGCCGGACTTGTACGCCTCAGCCATCAGGCTCAGCACATCACTGTCGATCTTGAGCGTAGTCAGCGTGCCCTCGCCCGAGTAGCCGTTAAAAACGCGATAGGTAGCCGGATCGCCACAGACATTAATTTCTTCAAAATCACCGGCAACCTTGGCCTCCACCGACTGCAGCGTGGTCAACTTTTTGCCATTAAACCACGCATGACCGCCGTTGCCGTGCATAATGCGGTTGGGATTAAATTCAGGCATTCTGTGCCCTCCTCTCTATAAATGGGAAGGGCGGCAGCAGCGCCGCCCTTGGGTCAATCCTTACGCAATGGTCAGAGATACCGCAGCAGCGGCCTCAGTGTCGAACACCTGTGCATCCAGACGGGTAATCGCGCGGACCTCGGTGCTGTTGGTCTTCCATGCGTTTCCGCCGATGTCGGTCGATGCGATCTCAAGCGGCTGACGGCGGAACAGAGTAGCGTACTGCGTAAAATCACCGAAGTAGATCGGCGCCTTGCTGGTCGCAGTCTTGAGAATGCCGTTGCTTACTACGGTAATACCGCGGCCAAACAGCAGCTTTCCGGTCGAGCCGGTCGGGTCGGGCTGCAGCAGCGGACGCTTGTTGCCGTCCACCAGCTGGTCGAGGGCGTTAAAGCCGTCCTGGTTGGTCACAAAGTGTGCCGTCGCGGAGATTGCCGGGTCGAGGGTGACGTTGAGCGCCTTCTTGAGCGTCTCCACCACGTTGGCTGTGGTTGCCGCAGTTGCAGATTCATCCAGAGCCGCCAGCTTGGTGACAAGCAGGTTGTTCTCGGTGATGATCTGCTTCTTGGCGAGCCAACGGCTAATGTACGCAAGCAGCGCCTCATCGGTATCGCGCAGCAGGTCGTTGGAGACCGGCAGGATCAGCGCATAGTCCTCGACCTTGTAG